TTATGCTGCTGCTAAATTGGCGGCGTTTACTGCTGCCGTCACGGTGTTACCGATACCAATAACAATTCTGTCATTCTTAACCTCGATAACATCATATTTACTGTACCAACACTTAAACATATTGCCGTAGTAATCGTAAGCATTGATAACCTTTACTTTCTGCCCTACCTTGAAGCCGTGGGCGTTTTCTGTTTCTTCCTGGGTCGGAATGTCGGTTGGTACTTCTGCATCCGCCGGGGCTTCTGCAATCTCTTCATCCTTTGCAATGTTGGCGGCGTTTACTGCTGCCGTCACGGTGTTACCGATACCGATAACAACACGGTCCCCGTTTACCTGGATAACATCATATTCATCATAGTAGGTTGCGAAACGCACCCCGTTGTATGTGATGTTGTCAATCACTCTTACCTTGTCCCCCACCTTATAACCGTGGGTTTCCTTGTTCGCCGGTCCCTGGTTCTCTCCGTCCCATGTATCATACTGTGTAAGGTTGTAAGAATTGATGATGTTCATTACATTCTTGATGTATGTAGGACTTGTTGCATATCCGCCGTTTTTGATTGCGGTAATGGCACTTTCGGCGTTTCCGTTGTTTACTGCTCCGGCATAACGGGAACTTCCGCAAATCAGATTGTAATAATCCGCCACGCTCTCTTCTAGGCTATCATAAGCACGGAAAGCGGCGGTAATCTGCGTGTATGTCTTACCGTCATAGCACTCGTTTGTTTTACTACTGTAAACCTTGCCTTTCCAACTGCTTCCGGCCTTGATGCCAAAAAACGCATTAGCCTTTGTCATAAGCCCGGATGTTCCCCACCCGGTTTCTAATGCGGCCTGTGCGATACATACAGACGGTAAAACCCATTTATCACGGGTTAAATATTCTTTTCTTGCGATTGCTGCCAATTTTGCAATAAAGGCGTTTACCTGGTCTTTTGTTGCCATGTCTTATTCCTCGCTTTCTTCTTTTTCTTCCGCTTTCGCTGCGTTCTTGTCCCTTAACTGCAAAAGCACATCTTTTAACTGCTGCGGTATGTTGATAAATTCCGCCGCATTTTCCAAAATGGAAAGTGCTTCATTGCAGATAAAGAAAACAATAACAATTTCCCTTAATGGTATTGTGTCCCCGGTCATTCTCTGCACGTTGTAGGCAACTGCGATAACCACAAATACCATGATTTTTTTTACAATCCCCTTAAATCCGATTGCACTTGAAAGTTCTTTTTTATAGACTGCTTTCAAAATGCCCGTGAAATAATCCAGGATAGCAAAAAGCAATATTGTGTATAACATCACATCCCAACCGCCGAACAACGAAACGATAAAACCGCCAACCAATCCGCCAATCACGGAAATAAAGTTAAACATTTTCTCCATTGTTCCATGCTCCTTTCCTTGTTTTTTACAAGTAAATCATATAATGGAACGGCTTTTTATTCTGACCCTTTTTACGCCGTTGCTTCCAGGCGTTCCCATTCATAGAATAACAATTCGTATTCAACCGCCTTTGCAATGTGGTATGTGTCGGCGTGTCCTAAATGTCCTTTTCTGCTTTCATACTTCCGGTTAAATTCTTCCGGCGGCAATTCGCCCAACTCATACGCCTTTACATCTTGCTTTAACTTTCTGATAGATGATTTTCTTACTTTCTTGTGGTCTGCATAGTGGATATATCCGCAAAAATCTATGCCATTCCCGGCGTATAGGATTGTGCTTTTAGGGTTAATATGCAAAAGCATTTCATTTTCCAAAAATTCTTCTATTCTCTTAACCCATTCTTTTAACTGCTCCAAATCATCCGATAGGATAATAAAATCATCCATGTACCGCACAAAATACGGAATATGTAAAACGTGCTTGCAAAATTTATCTAACTTATTGCCGTACACATTCGCAAATAACTGACTTGTGAGGTTTCCAACGGGTATTCCCACGCCGTCCGGCAATATGCCGTTGTGGTCTATAATATCATCCATTAACATAAGGGCTTTCTTATCCCCTATATAGCGGCGGTTTTCATCCTTTAATTTGTCATGTGGTATAGATGCAAAATACTTTGATATATCCCCTTTAAAGGCATACATCCTTAACCCTTGCTTTACCTCTGTTTCATACATCCATTGATACAATGTATCACTTGCGGCGTGCATCCCCTTACCGCTCCGGCAAGCGTAAGAATGGTAATAAAATCCGTTTTCAAATACGGGTTGAATAGCGTTACAAATCATGTGTTGCACCACTCTATCATAGAACGGCAACGCCATAATAAGCCGTTCTTTTGGCTCAAACACCTTAAATATCTTATATTCCCCTTGCCTATATGTTAAATTCTGTATTTCCTCGGTTGCTCTTAAAAGTTCCTCTTCCTTAACCATAGAAAAAGCCAATACCTCATTCGTGTACCGCTTGCACCTTGCCGCCTGGTGGAATGAAGTATTGGCATTTTCAAAGGTCCCCATTTTCTCATGTAGTCCCTTTACTGTTTTCATTTAATCCCTACCAATTTTCAAATATTCTATTTTACTAAAATGTGGTTTGCTTTGTTAGTTTGTCCGGTATCGCACCGGAACGGGCAAACCGTCTGACTTACTTAAAATGTAAATCTTTGCTAGTGGCCGCTTGGGCTTCTATGTCTATAAAATTGTAAAGTCACACACGCACCGCACACCAATGTTCGTGTTCACGTTCCACGGGTAATTGTTGCAATTGACGGCACGGCTACCGCAATGCACGCCGTTGTTCCAATTGCCGCCGCCAATGAGGGCGTGCAAGGCTCGGAAAGTTCCGTGAACTGGCCCGGTGCATATTAACAGTTTCCCCAAAATAAAATTGGCAATGCCAACATTATTTCCAATTTCCATTCTTTACGGCTTCGATTATTCCGCCAATGATACATCCTAATTCTGTCATTTTCTTACTCAATACTTCGTATCTGTGTTTGCTCATTGCCGGATATTCCAAATCGTAGGAAAGCCGTATGAGGGTTTTGATAAACTGCAACTCTACATCTGCGTTATATATATGGCTCTTTGTCCCGGTCTTTCTAAATCTGATTACTGATTTAAGCATTTCAAAAACCGCCGTTTTAATTTGGCTCTGCAATGCGAATTTCTCAAATTTCGGAAACTGTGACAATATGGGATAAAGGTATAAAAGAAAATCATAGGTCTTTTGATACGCTTTCATGCTCTCCATATACGCATCCGCTTGATTGCTTTTCTTGTTCTCTGCCATGTTTTTATCCTCGGTTTATATATTTTTCTATGGGGTGGGCTTTCGCCCACCCTGGCAGATTACAGACTGTCACACACGCACCGCACACCAATGTTCGTGTGCACGAGCCACGGGTAATCGTGGCAATAGACGGCACGGCTACCGCAATGCACGCCGCTGCCCCAACTGCCGCCGCCAATGAGGGCGTGCAAGGCTGTTTGTGACGGCATATAAATTTGACCGTAGCCGGACATAACATTGTACCAATTCCAGGATGCAGCGGTTGGGTCTAAACACAACTCGTTAATCCATTCCCACACGTTCCCGGCAATGTCCATAATGTTTTTTACAGAAATTGCATTTTTGATTTTTCCAACGGCGGTTCTTGCAGTGTTGGTTGTTGCGGTCCAACCGTTTGTATTGCTGCCGTCTAATCCCTGGGGGCTTCCCTCTGCTGCAATTAACCACTCTGCAAGGTCCGGTAAACGCTTTCCGACACGGGCAGCCTTTTCATTGGCAATATACCAATTTAAACCCTCTGTACCCGTAATAGGCGTTGCATTATATACAGATTGTAAGCCGTTCGCCCCATCATCTGATGCAAGGTAAATATCAGCCCACAAACCATTCCCCAGGTATGCCATACCGGACGGGTCGCACTTCGGACGGTGTAAGGCGGTCCACACAGAGTTAGGGGCAATGTCCTCACGCACGTTACTTTCCCAACCGCTACCACGCACACTTCCACTTGTATTTACTTCTCTGCCGTATTCATCCACATTTCTAACAAAGCCATAATGGAAACCGCCAATTTTACGGGTGTTTGTATCGTCCCATTCCACGCCGTCCGGGAATGTGGAATTTTCAGAGATTAAATAAACCTCGTTTGAACTGTCCTTGCCATTGTTGCATAAGTAAATGTAATAATCTTTGCCGTGTGCAAAGCTGCTTGCACCGTCCAGGTTGGCGGCGGAAAGCGTTGTTTCTTCGGTCTGAAAAATGGCATCCCCTACCGCAATAACTGCCCCGGCAAGCACGGTTAATTGTCCGGCTGCGGAATACTGTATAAACGCCTTTTCACTCGCTACAATGTCCGATACGGCGGCCATTTTAGCAACTGTGATTTTCGCCCTCTCGTCCGTCATATTCTCGTCATAAACAAATAATCTTCCCATTATGCTAACTCTCCTTTCATCTGCTCCACTTCCTCTTCTGTAATTCCCAGGCGGTCATAAAATGTAACCTCTGCCGGAATACCGATTGTAGCCGCATCCGCCGCAATAGCCTTTGAAAGTGTTAAAATTGTGTGCTTGGTCTGATTGTTATTTGTGGTTGTTTCGGTATCTGCTGCCGCCGTTCCCTCTGTTGCTGCCACTTCCTGGTCTGCTTCTACTGCCTTTTCAACCTCAATATGCTCCACGGTCTTAACGGTTGCGGTCACGTTCCCGGCTTTTACCTTGTCCCCCTCTGTAACCTCGTTTACAAACATAAGGGTAATAGGCATCATTGTTTTTTCTTCCATGTGCTATTCCTCGCTTTTCAATATGATTTCCCGGTATATAGTCAACTGCAAATCTGAAAAACTGTAATTTGGTGTTTCTTCCGGGTGTAATGGCTGCATTAGCCCTAATTCCTTATATCTTTTATGGGTTATGTCCACCGTTTCTTTTATCCTTGTGACCTCTTCCGCCATAAGTGCTTCATATTCTGCCATGTGTACCAAATTACCCAAATATCCGGCGTATAGTTCCGCTTTTCCTTTCATAATCCGTACACGGTCCGGGCCGGACATAACGGCCACAATATCCGCTAATGTCATACGCTGCACCTACCTTGTGGCTTCTACAATGGCGTTGTATAAATCCGGTGTTCTTTCCCCGGCTTCCAACCGCTCTTTTAATGGGGTAAGTAATGGATAAATGATTTTCCCCATATATCCGCCCGGTGCATATTTTGAAAGCATATCATTGACGGCGTTTTGTGCCGCTTCCCAATCTCTCAATATCTCTGGTGCTTCCCCAATCGTCATTCCGTCCAATTCCTCTTTAATGTGCTTTGCAAACATCTTTTCTGTTTCATCTGTCACGCACGCACTCGCTACAATTCCACTATCAAGAAGAAAATGTAACATCCCGGCGGCTAATGCGTCCGGCGTTATGGTTTCCTCTGCCGGAATTGCAGTTTTAGTTGTTTCTTCCTGGCCTGCTTCCGCCTGGGCTTCTGCTACCGTCAAAACGCTTTCCGCCGTTGGCTTCTCTTCCGGTTCATTCATCCCGGTAAAATTCTTGTTTTCTGCTTCCATGTTTTGTTCCTCGCTTTCTTCTGCTGCATAAATGCTTTTTGCTATCTCTTCCGCTATTGCGGTAAATACCGTTGTGGTTACTGCATTGCCAAATTGTTTATATGCCTGGCTATCTGAAACAACTTGTTTCCAATCGTCCATAGGGAACGCTTGTAAAATTCCGTATTCTTTAGGGGTCAACTTTCGCACCCTCAACCGCTTTGTATCAAATATTTTCACTTCCCTTTGCCCCCCCCCGGATGTTGTAAGGGTTGGTGCTATTCCGTCCACGGAATACACCCGGCGGCATTGGTCTTGTCCTTTTATGTCAAGCATCCCCACCATTTGGCAACCCTGGTTATTGGTTCTTTCCATTGTCTTGTTCCTTTCGCTTTTCTATCACTAACGGCGGTTGTTTATAGTCTGATGAAAGAAGAGTTGGTGCAACTGCTACAAACGTGCCGCATCCGTTCTTTTGCGCTTGGATTATTCCGTTTTCAAACGGACATTCTCTATTGTCATTACTTTTATCCCCTCGCCCTTGTTGGTTGTAAGCGTTGGGGCTAATCCCTCGGCAAAGTACACGCTTCCGTTCATCCCATGACCGGACGGGTTTGTGTTCGCAACATTTATTATCTGTGGTTGTCTGCTGCCCCCCCCGTGCTTTCCTCTTCTTTTTTATCTTCCAGGATGATAACGCCGTGTAAATCCTGGGCGGTAAGTGTAAACATTGGCTCATCCTCTGCCTTTGCCCTCGGTCCGTTCTGCCGCTTGTTGATACGGTCCGGCGTAATGCACGCATGGCACTTTCCCATTTTTTCTAATTTCTCCATTGCCTGGGCTATAATGGTTTGTGCCTTTTCGTCCGGCAAGTAATATTTTTCCGGCACATCTTTTTCCAGGTAATCCGATAACTTCGGTACAAATTCGTGTTGCTCTTTCGGAAATGTAAATGATAGGTTCTTTTTATCCCTGGTCCCTACTACTGCGTAACGGTCCCGGTTCTGTGGCACGTTCCAATATTTGGAATTAAACATTTCAATATGTGCCGTGTACCCGTGGCGTTCATATTCCAGGCGTAACACCGGAAGATACGGGCGTAACCCTCGCACATTCTCCGCAATGATAACGGCCGGCATGGCATATTCCCTTTCCCTCTCTGTTTCTTCAAGTAATCGCATCATTTCAAAGAAGCATCCGCTACGGCTCGCCGCCTTAAAATTGTTACTGCTGCACTTAGGGCAAACGGTGTTGCCCGTGTACTCTTCCGGGTTTATCTCTATTTCCTCGCCGCAATCCTCGCATTTTAAAATCATGCCCCGTTGCTTTCCGGCAACGCTCAAATCCTGGCATGGGAAACCAAACGCCCACACATCCGCTTGTGGGATGTCTGCTTGGTGTAATTCCTTAATGTCTGCTTTCTGCACATGGTCCCCTACGTTTGCCCGGTAACTCTCTACGGCGTATTTATCAAAGTCCCATGCCCCGGCTATCTCATACCCGGCATTTTTAAACGCAATACCCATTCCGCCGCATCCACAAAAGAAGTCATTAACCTTTAATTTTCTCATGTTAAGTTCCTCGCTATCTGAAATTTATATAGTCGGTGTACGCTTCGTAAATCTCCATATCTTCCCCAAATGCAAGTTGACCGTCTATATTTTTATCTTCCATCCACCACTTAAAAACTTTAATTCCGGTTTTCCATAAATCTCTATTTTTAAGTCCTCTCCGTTCTCGTTCAATCAGCATCTTGTCAAATGCTCTTATATATGCTTCCTTGTACTTTGGATAACGTTCAAATTCTTTCCATCTTCTTTCTCCGGCTATTGGGCAACCTATACATCCAACTCGGCATTGACCGCATCCATATAACGGATTTAAAGGTATGTTATTAGTTTTTATGTACCACCACAAAAATTCATCATCCCAATTCAAAAGTGGATTTATTAGTGTTTTATGTGTGCGGTAACACAATTCAAAAATTCTTCTATTTTCGTCATTGTCGAGATTGTAAACTATCACGCCGCCTTTAGGTGTTTCTTTAAAATCTTCATTATCTTTTATTTTTTTTTCAATTCTTTTTTAGGGTTTGTGAAAGTAATCACGCCTTGGTTGCTCTCTCTGTTTTTGCTTTCTGCTTTTCTTACCCCTGTTACCAACTTCTCCCCAATACCGCTATTTTCTTTTAAATCCGCACAACAATACCTCATGCGTCTTGTTGGTGGCGTTCCGTGTCTCACTATCAATTGCCACATTGTTTCTTTGGGATAACTGATTTCATATTCAATTCCCATTTTTTCAAATTTTTCTTTTTCTTCTCTCACAAAATATACTGTTTCCGGTGCATCAACCGTTGTGTGGTTATGACGCACCTTAAAATTTAAACCGTATATTTCCCGTGCTTTTAATGCAATATGTTTTAAAACACTACTATCTTTTCCGCCGCTATCCGATATAACACAATTGTCATAAGTGCATAGAGCTTGTAATATCTCTATTGCTTCTTTCTCTAATTTTTCCAT